ATAATAGTGTAACAACTAATTATGGTGAAGGACTTGTAGTTGGTGGAACTGAGACAAACGGTTTTGTTATGAGAGTTGACGGTGCAATACAGATAAAAGATTCCGATAGTGCTGGTGGTGACGGTGCAAAACTGTTGCTTGGTACTGATAGAGATATGAGAATATATCACAGTGGTGGAGATGGATTTTTTGATTTAACAGGAACAGGTGGAATGAGGTTCCGAGTTAATGATTTAATATTCCAAAACTACAATTCAAGTGGAACTCGAAGAGTTAGATTTTATGCTGATGAGGGTATAGAAATATTCACAGTAACCAACTCTGCTGGTGGTTCCACTGGTGGTGCTGTGATTAAGATGAGTGACACTTCAGATTTTACTCAATTTGGAAAAATAAGATATGTTCACTCTGATAACTCTGTTGTTGATGATGGCACAAGTGAATGTTTCGTCATGGAGGGAAGTGAGGCTCAAACTGCCTTCAAACTAGATGGTAGAATGTACATATCAGACAGTAAGTTTGTTTTAAAACCTACCTTCTCAAGTTTTGATAACATTCCGAATGGAAACTCAAATACTCATGTGGGTTGTATGATGAAATACCACAGTGAAGTTAATGGTAATTGTGGTGTGATGTCAAATGCTGATAAAGAACCCTTCATAGCAAATAGAAGTGGCTCTGATGGTATTATCATGAGAATCAGACATCAAGGTAACACTGAGGGTCAGATTACTGTAAGTGGTGGTCAAGTTTCATATCAGAATTTCATGGGTGCTCATAAAGCACAATTTGTTGATCATAGTAAACCAGATATATTAATAGGAACAGTGTTGGAAGCAGTTGATCAATTAGCTACATGGAAATATGCAAGTTTTAGTGTTGGTGTGGGAACAGATGCGACAACCAAATATATTCCTTACTATGGATCGAAGAATGATGGTGAGACAGATACAATAATATATGATAGTAATACTTATAGTGCAACGATTAAAGATCATAGAGACCCTATGCCTGAAATGACAAAACATGTATGCGTAAAAGTGAGTGATACTGTCGGATCAAAAGCGGTCTTTGGTGTATTCTATCGTTGGGAAGAAGAAGATGTGATAGAAAGAGAGTCTGGTAATGCAGAATACTCTTGGAATGACTTAGATGTCGCTGCTATTGGTAACTTCTATATTCGTATGCAGAGTGGACAAACACCAGCAATTGGGGATTATGTTGAATCAGCTGGTGATGGAACTGCAAAGGTTCAGTCTGATGATATATTGCGTAGTAAAACAATTGCAAAGATTACAAGTACAACTAAACAAAAAACTTATGATGATGGATCTTTCATAGTCACTTGTACACTGCATTGTGGATAAAGATATAAATATTTAAAAAAATTATAGTATGTCAACTTTAATATGTAATTTGCCTGCATACAAGGTGTGGGTACGAAAAGAGTATTTGACAAATCATAAGAGTGGTCATGGAGAGTTTGTGGAGGGTTATTGGGTAACTTTAAAATCAATTCCAGGCCGTGCCTTTTATTTTGAAACTTATCTGCCAGAATATGCGGCGATGTATGATAAGTTACCTATCAGTGCTTTTGTATCATCACCAAAGAAACCAGAACCAGACATGGAGTTACATAACTTACAGTTCTGGAACGCAATGGACTACGGAGTCATATCAGTATATAAACAATTCATAGGATCAATGCACTTTGAACTTATGACTAGAGATTATGGTAATCAGACAGGAACTTATGTTTGCACGATAGATAATTATCATGAGAACATACACGATGTAGATTGTTCTACAAGTGAAGAACCACAAGAACACAAGAGTCATAATATAATCGAACTTGACAACGGGCAGTTTGCGTTGTATCCTAATAATAGAATGAGAATATATGATAATAGTTTGACACCAGAGAAACCAAAGAATCCTGATTTTAAAGTATCAACAATCTATTATCAAGTTGAAAATGGCCATGATCGTGATGGGTTAGGGTCTGAAGAAAACTATTTCTGGAAAACTGCGAAAGAAAGATCTGATGGCAACTGAATATGATTTGATCAGACGTTACAAAGGAGCCTTCTCCTCTGATGATTGTAAAAAATTAGTTAATTATATTGATGGTTTTGAGAAAAATAAACTATTAGCTCATGATAAGAGAGCATTACATGAAGTAGACAATAAGGCATTAAACGTAACACATTCATATGATATGACTGCATATAGTTTTGTTGCGGAACAAACTATGCCAAAATTTAAAAAATGTTTAGACGAATACTTAAATACTTTTAGTATTTTAAACACATGTAAATTTTTAGTTTACAGTTTAAAAGTAAAAAAGATACCAGCTGGTGGAGGGTTTCATGTATGGCACTTTGAGAATGGAGGTATAGTTTATTCTCATAGAGCTTTTGTAATTCAATTATATTTGAATGATGATTTTGATGGAGGAGAAACAGAATTTTTATATCAAAATCGTAGAGAATCAGCTAAGGAGGGTGAAGTCTTAATATTCCCTGCTGGGTATACTCATACTCATAGAGGTAATCCACCCATAGGAGGTACAAAATATCTCATTACAACATGGGCGGTATTTCAAGATGACGAGTAGGAACGTAGAATTAATTAATATAGCTAAAATTGATTTGATAAAAGGAAAAGTAAATTGTGATTTGAATTCTTTGTCTAAAATTCTTCTAGATAATTATCATAACAAATTTGAATGTGAGGTAGAGAGCACATATTTTGAGGATTCAATTTGTCCTCCTAATCATATAGTAGATGACATTATAGAACAACTGAAGATAGATTTTTATGCAGCAACAGGAGAAAAAATCACTCCATTAAATTATTGGGGACATATACATGAAAAAAATATGAGCACAAATATGCATAATCATAATGATACATATGTTTCTGCTGTCGTATATGTTGAGGTTCCTGAAGGATCTGGGAGTATTGTCTTTAGACCAAAGTTAAATCAATATGACAATAGTGCGTATTCATCAAA